AAACCTTCAGGGTCATCATTGTTTTTAAATACTTCTGATACAGGAGTAAAGCCCATGATGTCAGTAAATAAGAATGTCATTTCTTTTCTTTCTCCACCTAACTTTAAAAGCTCTGGATTTTTTTGTAGCATAGCTACCATATCAGGAGAAAGGTAAGTACCAAACTGTTTCTTTATTTGTTGTCTTAATTTAAATTGTGTTCTAAAGTTTAAATAGAATTGTTGTAGGGCAATAAGTGTCATACATGTCATACTCCATGTGACATCTATAAGATAACCGATAGATATAAAGTAATAACCAAGAGAGCCTACTGAAGCTATTGAAGTTCCTGCTAATACCATACCCCATGTAATACCAAAATAACTTATTACAAAAGCTATTAGTAATCCTGATATAACTAATATTAGTAGTTCTACAAACAATCTATAGTCAGGGATGAACGGAGAGTCAATCAAAATACTTTCTGCAAGGGCAGCCTGTATCTTATGTGGTTCTAGTAGTCCGTTTGGTGTAGCTAGTTGTGGCATAACACCTGCTGCAGTAACACCTACGAATACAAACTTACCATTAACATTCATTTCTTCTAGTGTAGTTTGTGGTGTGTCAACCCAACTAATCCATTTACGACCAAGACTATCTGTTGATATAGGGTCAAGTCCACGAACTCTTATTTGCTCTATACCATTTTCGTTTGTTTTTATTTGATAAGTATTAGAACCTAATAAAGTCTTTAATGATTCTATAGCAAAGGAAGCAACCCAACCATCAGGAGTTTGTTGTAATAAAGGTATTCTTCTTACTAGATTATCTATATCTACCGGAGCAGACACAGCACCTTGGGCTGCAACTTCTTGTAGTTCAGGAATGTTTTGTAAAAATCCTGTAGCTTTAGGTAAGTCTACATATGGTCCAAGAATAACAGTACCATGTGTTTTAGGATATATACCATTATTAAATTCTGGCATAGCTAATACACTAGGAGCTACAAATAAAGATTCTTTAAAAACTTCATCGCCCCCAAACCTATCTGGTTGTGGAAATAATATAACCCAACCTACACCTATAGCACCTTTGTTAATTAAATCTATTTGTATTTGTGCTAAATCTTGTCTAGGAAAAGGATAACCTCTTTTTTTCTCTACATCTTCTTCAGTAATATTTAAGATTACAAAGTTGCCTGATGGTTCAGGAGTGTGTACAAAAGCATCAAAGGTTTTTAATCTTATTGTTTCTAAAGGTGTAACATTAAATAATAAAGGTAATGTTAATAAACTTAATAATAAACAAGCCCATTTCATTATGTCATTACCCTTGCATCTAAATTACATTCTATATGATTATGTATCTCATCTAATTTCTGAGTACATTCTCTCATAAGAGTTGTTAGTATTGAATACTCTTCTTTACTAAAGTAAGGTTTTAGTTTTTTAATATCTGTTGATATTCTTTCTGTAACTAATTTACCTGACCTGTCGTATAGTAAAGTATATTGTAATAATTTTGCTTCTTTTGTTTTCATAATATATATTCTATTAATAAGTTTCTAAATAAAAAGACAAGACCAACAGCATTTAAAATAATTAATGCTCTATCTTTCCATAACATACCAACACCTAACCAACCGGTTACTCCTATTATAGATAAAGTTAAATCATAAACTTGCATATTTTCTATGCCTCGTAAAGACATAGCAGTTACAATTATAAAACTAGATACCCACTTTAAAAACCAAGCAGCATCTTTTTTATCACTTAGTCTACTCATTTAAATCACTAAAGGTTATGTTGTCTTGTCTTCCTCTCAATCCTGCTTTCATGTATGTTGTTGCCCTACCTTCAAAAAAGTTTTGATGTTCAACACCCATGACTTCATCAATCCAACCAAGTGGATTTTCTCTTTGGTCGTAATTAGTTTTAAGACCAAGTTGTAGTAGTCTTCTATCAGCTATGTATCTATTATAAGCATACATATCTTTCTTTGTCAAGCCTTGTAAATCTCCCATCTCAAACACAAGGTCTAAAAATTTATCTTCAAGTGTAACCATTTGTCTACATATTTCATAGAGTTCTTTCTTAAAATCATCTGTCCATATCTCTATGTTCTCTTGTATAAACTCTCTAAACAATTTAGTCATAGCTTCTACATGCATAGATTCATCACGAATAGAATAGGTAACTATCTGACCCATACCTTTCATGCGACCAAACCTAGGGAAGTTTAACAAGATTGCAAAGCTACTAAAGAGTTGTAGTCCTTCTGTAAATGCTGAATAGACTGCTAGTGTTTTAGCTATAGTTTCTTTTTTAGCTTTACTGGGTTTAAAGTTTCCAACATAGTCATGCTTGTCTGCCATTTCTTCGTAGTCAGCAAATGCTTTATACTCTATTTCTGGCATACCTACTGTATCAAGCAATAAGCTGTAGGCATGTTGATGTATTGATTCCATGTTAGCAAAAGATGACATCATCATTCTTGCTTCTGGCTTTTTAAATATAGGCATATACTTATCTATATAACCTGATGCTACATCCACATCTGATTGAGTAAACAATCTAAATATTTGTGTAAGTAAATTCTTTTCTTTGTCTGTAAGCTCTTGCCAATCTTTTACATCTGTATGTAATGGTACAGATTCCGGCATCCAATGCATTTGATTTTGTAGTACATAGTAATCAAACATCCATGGATATTCAAATGGTTTATAATAATCTCTTGTTCCTAATAAGCTCATAATTTTTCCTTAACCTTCACAGGCTATACATTCCACATCATCTAACCTGATTCTTGGAACTTTAATGTTTACATTTTCTACATTTCTAGCTGCGTTAGACCTAAAGTAGTAGAGTGATTTAAGTTTATTCATACCATACCAATGAACATCATTAACATACTGCATGTATTCATCATGCTTGTCTTGGTCTTCTGTTGCTTTTGGTAAAGTAAAGAATAAATTTACAGACTGTGCTTGACATATAAACTGTTGTCTTTGATATGCATGTTCTACAATCCATATTTGATTTATTTCATTTGCTGTTTTAAATATTTCTTTTTCATTATCTGTAAGAATATCTAAGTGTTGTACTGACCCATCTTTAGCTGCAATATCTTTCCAAATATTTTCTAGCTCTTTAACTTTTAAACCTTTAGACTTTAAAACCTTTTCAAGAAATTTGTTTTTAACTTGATAGCTCCCTGATAAAGTTTTGTGGGTATAGCAATTAGCCCTATAAGGCTCAATACTAGGGGAAGTGCCACTACATATAATGCCACTACTAGCATTAGGAGCAACAGCAAGGAGATTAGCATTTCGCTTACCTGAACCATGGATGTCAGGAGCTTCGCCCCTTTCTGAAGCCAACTCTTTACTTGCTGCCAAAGCTCTTGCTTTAATAAAGGTGAATGCTTTATGATTAAAACCAGTTGCGAATATACCTTCAAAAGGTATTCCCCTGTTTTGTAAATAAGCATGAAACCCCATCGCACCCAAGCCGAGACTCCTTTCTCTATATGCCGAATAGGCAGATTTAGTATATCCTTCTTTACCTTCTCTAACATATTTTTGAAAGCGTTTAAAATTTGCACTATATCCTCCTAGTTGTGATGTATCTACTGCGTTTTCTATGTAATGCTCTATAACATTATCAAGCATTGTTATTAAATCTAATATAAAGTTATCATCTTTTGACCAAGAACTAAAGTGTTCTAAGTTTACAGATGATAAACAACATACTGCTGTTCTTTCTTCATTAGTTGGTAATGTTATTTCAGAACATAAATTACTTTGTTTAATAGATAAGCCTAAATCTTTTTGTTCTTTAGGTAAATGTTCATTACAAGTATCTATGTTTATCATATAAGGTTCGCCTGTCTCTGCTCTTGCATGAATAATTTGCCACCATAAATCTCTAGCATTTATAATCTTAACTGCTTCTTGAGTTTTAGGGTCAATCAATCTCCAGTCTTCATCGTTCTTTACTGCATCTAAAAAAGCATTAGTTATATTAATACCATTGTGTAGATTAAGACACTTACGATTAATGTCTCCACCAGATTCTTTACGCATGTTTATAAATTCTTCTATTTCCGGATGGCTTATATCCATGTATGCAGCATAGCTACCTCGCCTTGTTGTGCCTTGATTAAAGGCTAACATTTGAGAATCTACCACATGCATGAATGGAATTGAACCAGTAGAACGACTGCCATGAGTAGTAGAAATGCCGTTGCTCCTAATATCGCCCCAATATCCACCAATGCCTCCACCTGAACTTGCCAACCAAATGTTCTCATCGTAGTGATTAGATAAACCATTGCGACTGTCAGGAACATAATTAAGGAAACAAGAGATAGGTAGCCCACGACTGGTTCCCCCGTTACTAAGTATAGGAGTGCTAAACATGAACCAACGAGAGGAACTGTAGTTGTAAAGTCTTTGAGCCAGTTCAAAATCTGTCTCACCTTTGAAGGTTGCTCCGAAGACCGAGGCTCTTGCGAATGCTTCTTGTGCATGTGTTTCTCCTTCCCAAAAATATCTATCTTTGAGTGTATCTAGACTAAACTTATCAAACTCTTTTTCTTTATCGTAGTCTATTTCAATTCCTAAGTAAGGCTTAGTTCCTATTTTGTCATCAACCATTATTTTATTTCTCCATCCCAATCTTGATAGTTTAAATGTATAGCTATTATAGCATAGTGTATAATTTTATACAAATCTAAATCATTATGTCCTTTCTTTTTACCATATCTCATGGCATACTTCATTATATTTCCCATACAAAAACCTTCTCCATGTCCTGCATCTAGTATCATATCTGTAGCTTGATACTTTTCATTAGCATAATGTTCATTATATGTTTTATCTATATGATTTTTTATTTGTTTTATTATTTTATCTTCATTAAATTTATAATTCATTTCCATTCCTCTGGTAAGTTGTCCTCATTATACCACATAAAATTGTTTTTGTCAGCCCATTCTGCATGACTTCTTTTAGTTCCATCCTTTCTTCTCTTTGCTTGTGGCATAGGAGAATGTGGACTAGAAAATAAAAACACTAATTCTTGATTAGGTTCTAAAGCTTTTCTAATCCAAACATATTTATTATATTCTTGGTAATCCCAAAATCTACCTTTGGCTTCTAATAAATATTCTTTATTACCAATAGTCTTTACAAAGTCTGGTTCATATGTGTGTTCAACTGTGTAAGAAACTTTATCAGAATGATGTTCCCATTTTTTTAAAACAGTAGTATGTAAAGTATGTTCCCATTTAGAATCATATCCTTTAGGAACATTTTTTTCTTTTGGTCTTACTATTCTAGGTTTTCTATATCCTGCCATGTAATGTCCTTTACTCTTTTATTAGATTTTTTAATTCTTTGTGCAAACCATCTAGGTGTATATGCAGAAATCCTAAATGTTTTATTCATATAAACATGAGTTTGTTCTGGTAAATAATTTTCAAAATTATCTATCGATAGTTTTTTCTTTTCTTTATCTACTAACATAGTTTGTAACCAGTCAACAACTAATTGTCTTGCCTTTTTTCTTATTTGTTTTGATTTTCTTCCGTTCATAATACTGTTGAGTCATAATTTTTAACAAGCTTCCAATAGTTTAGTAAGCTGTTAAACATTTCTTTATGTTTGTAATGTGTTTCTTTTTCCCATATATGAGGTAAAACTAATTCTGTGTCTGCTCTATCAACAAAGATAGATACTCTTTGAGGGTCTTCTATGTTGCATCCTTGTGCATAAGCAGACAGTTGCATACCATGTTCATCATAAACTAATTTACTAGGGTCTTTACCTTCTAAGTTATCTTTAGTTTTAAAGTCTATAAATATACCAGACTTAGAATACAAATCTATCTTACCACCATAGCCTTCATTAGCACAGAAAGAATCTTCTGCTATCCATTCTTCATCAGGAAAGTTTTTATCTAACCAAGACTTAATAACTTTGTAGGGTTTTGTTTTAGCTCCACCTAAGAATCCTTTCTCAATCATAGCATGTATCTTTGTACCTTGCTTTGCAGCTTTCATTCCTACTTCCCTACCTGCATACTTACATTTGTTTATATACTCTAAATCGTTTTGGTCTACAGTTAAAGATGCTTCTAACGCTTGTGTAATCTTCCAGTTTTCTAGTGAAGGCTTGGCTGCTATGCCTATGATAGTAGTAACAGAGGGAACAAATCCTTCTTTCTTAGCATCACGAAGCGTAGTGTTTCTTTCTTTACCATTAGCACCAACAATAGTATACATAGGTTTACCTTCATGGTCGTACCAATGTCCTGCTTCTGATTTGTAATTATTATTTTTTGTCATTATCTAATCCTTCAAATGTTTTAAATACATCTGATGTAAATAGTTTTCTTATGTTTACTAACCACATTCTACTTGCGTTGTGGTCTCCACCACTCACAGATTTTTTAAAGTCTAACTTTTCTATAAGTTGTTTAAGTTTTGGAACATCGAATATAAATGTGCAGAATATATCATCTCCAATACAAAGATTATGAAACCAATAGTCTGCTTCTGTGACTGCTATACCAGAGGGTTTACCATATGATTGGTATTCAATACATATGTTTCCTGTTTTCATCCACATACCTCTTTCTGATTTTACTTCTATTTTTTTATTAGTAAACATCTCTGCTATTTTATCTTCTCTTATTGTACCATATTCTAAATCTATGTCAAACTTTTTTCTATTATTTTTAGTGGGTTTCATACCAATTCTCTCCTATTTTATATTCGCCATCCAAAGGACAACGCATGTTGTAATATTCACCTGCCTCTTTTATTGCTTGAACTCCTGCTCTCCCAACATAATCTGCTTGTGATTCTTTCACTTCTATTTGCCATTCATCGTGAATGTTCGCTACTATTTTAGCATCAATTACATTTAATTGCAAATCTAAATGCAGAAGTGTCAATGCTTTTTTCATTACTATTGCTCCACCTCCTTGTAATAAAGAGTTAAGTGCAGCATGTTTATGTCTAATTAATATTTTTCTACCGTCTAAACCTTTTAAGAATTTCTTTTCCGAAGCTCTATCAACTCGTTCCTTAAGAGTTCTAAGTGTTGGTAGACTACCAAGAAAGCGTTCTCGCAATCGCTTACCTGCATCCCTGCTTCCCTTAGTGATTCTTCCAATCTTTTCATCTCCAGCTCCGTAAATGAGTGCATAGATGAAAGTTTTTGCCTCATCTCTTGATTTAAGTCCAGCAAATCTTTGGTTAGCTGTGTGAATGTCTCCGTTAATAATTTCATTTATATACTCCTTGTCAGCCATATAGTGTGCTAACATTCTTAATTCTAAACCACTTGCATCTATACCTACAAGCTTATATCCTTCTGGAACAGTCCAACAAGACCTACATTCTTTACCGTAAGGACTGTAAACTGCAGGTATCTGAGCCATGTTAGGACCTCTATGAGCCATACGACCAGTAATAGCTCCAGTACATATGACTGAGCCATGAACTCTATTGTCTTCTTTGTTTACAGCATCTATCCAAGAATGGACTTGTGCTAATCTTTTCTGATACAATAAAAAATCTGCTATAAGTTGAGCTTCTTTTATATGTGTAATCTTTTTAAGTGTTGCTTCATCTACAATAGCTTGACCAGTAGGTGTAAATTTATTTGGTTTCCAACCAAGCTCTTGTAGTCTTTGACCTATTTGTTTTCTTGAACCTAGATTAAACTCTTGAAGAGTCTTTCTCATGAAAGGTTTTTGATTAAGTCTACCCTCTATTATATCGGTATATTCTTGCTCTGTCAATCCTTGTTTAGAAAGTTGTCCATCTTTTTTTAATTTAGGTGTAATCATTTTATCATCAATCCAAATAGGCTTGAATGTTTCATGTACTTTATCTTCTGTTTCTTTTAATTTAGAACTTAATTCTGATGTCAACAACATAGCTTGTTCATCATCAAATAAAAACCCATTTCTTTTTTGTTCTTCTAAAAGATATGTTACTTTATGTTCTAATATAATTGAATCTTTTGAAAAACCAATAGATTCTTTTTTCAAATAATTAAATAATTTAAAATTTATAGAAACATCTCTCTCACAATACGATAACATTTCTTTAGTGAATGCAGTCCATTCAGGAGAATCTTTCTTAGCTATACCTAATTTATATCCCCATTTAGCTATACTATGTCCACCTTCTCTTGTAGGATTAAACAATCTTGAAAGAACTAAAGTGTCTACGACTTTATCTGGGTCGTATAAATCTATACCTTTTAATTTTTTAATTACTGGTATGTCATATCCTATGATATTGTGTCCTATAATTTTATCTGCTTTCTGTAAAAGTTTTATACCTTCATCTAAAGTATCTTCGTAATATCTATAAACATCACCTGTTTCATCTATTGCTACCAGACACCATATGACTGTAGGATTTAACCCGTCTGTTTCTATATCAAATACTAATTCCATTTTCCTCTACCTCAAATTCTGACATGTCTTCTTCTGCTAATCTACCTGTATCTTTATCATATACCAATGAACTTGCCATGCCTACATCCCCTGTATATCTTGATTTCAAGACACGAAGCTTTGTTGTTCTCGCCTCAAGTTCATCAGATGATTGTTGATTTCTTTCTAATGCTATCACACAATCACTTAATTGTCCAATACTATTTGACCCACGAAGATGTGATAAAGAAACTTCTACACCATTCTCGTGTCCTTTGTTTCCGTCCACCCTACGCAAGTGTGATACAAGTATTAATCCTGCTCCTGTTTCTTCAACTAAGCTACGAAGTCTAGTCATAATAGAATCTATAGCTCTTCGTTCATCTCCTTCATGCACAGCACTAACAAGCATATGTAAATGGTCTACCACAACCCACTTACAATCACAACCAACTATAAGATATCTAAGCTTTGCAAAGATGTCATCTATCTCGTTAGTGCCAAAGTGTGCATGAATGAATACTCTATCCTCCTCAAATACTTTATCAAACATTTGCATGATAGTATCTTTATCAAACTTTTCTCGTTCTTGGTCAATGTATAGTCTTGCATTAGCCTCAATGGAAAGTATACCGTCAACTGTTCTTTTCCAATCTTCTTCCAATGCAATCACACCTACATTATCTTCTGTCTGATTAATAAGCCAATGCTCTAACTCTCTAGTGACACTAGACTTACCTAGTCCTGTGCCACCAGTAAGAGTTATGAGTTCCCCTTGCCTTAAACCATAAAGCTTTTTGTTTAATCCTTCCCAAGGAAAAGGTATGCTTTCTTTTTTCTTCCTATTTAAATAAGATTCTTTTTTATCTGATACTTGGATGATACCACTAGGAGTATATACTTTTGCATCCCACCATGCTCTAGTAAACTCTTGATGTTTACCTTGTTTGAGCATATCGTTTGCATCCTTGTAACCATTTGGTAGTATTACAATCTTTGCTTTCCCGGGTTTTAAAATAGTAGCTACTTTCTGTGCAGCTTCTTGTCCTTGCTTGTCTTTGTCAAAACATAGAACAACATTGTCAAAACTTTCTACATATTCTAGACTTTCTTTTATATCTTTTACTGCTGCTGCAGCTCCTCTTTTAATTGATACTACTGCCCACTTACTACCTAGTAATTCATACCCTGCCATAGCATCACACTCGCCTTCAACTATAGTAAGATACTTGCCACCTTCTTTGAATAAGTTTTGTCCAAACAATCCAGAGCCTTGTAAAGACCCATTGAAAGAAAACTTTTTATCTTTTATGTACCTAGTTTTTGTAGCACATTGTTCATTGTTTATATAAAAAGGATATAAGTGTTGTGCTATCTGTCCATTCGAGTCATATATAACTTTCACTCCATATTTTTCTGCTGTTTCTTTTGTGATATTTCTATCTGTTAGTTTACCAAAGATACCTCCATGAGGATTTACAATGGTAGTTGGTTGTGTATATTTTTCCATTGGTGTTACCTTGTTTTCATAATTACTATAAAATTTGCCACAGCTAAAACATTTAGCCGAGCCATCTTCATTTACTGATACAGCATCAGAACTGCCACAAGCATGGCATGATACATGATACTTTATAAATTTATTTTGTTCCATAATTTACCCTCATTTGGAATTAAAATGGAGAGGCTATTACCCCGAATTTAATCTAGGTTTTACACAGCCTCTCACTTGGAGATACGAATTAGTCTTCAGAATCTGTTGTATCTTCTGTGACTTCTTCTTCTTCAACTTCTACCAGAGATTCAGGACAATCCTTTAAGAGGGCTTCTAGATTTGCCCTGTGTGTTGTACTGGTAAAGTTTAAAGCTTCTAATAAAACCTCAAGCTGACCTACTTTATTTATAATAACAGTAGCTTGAGTTCTAATACTTTCATCTTTAACTTTTGATACATCATAAGTTACTGTACCACTTTTATTGTTAATAGTTAAAATCATATTAAAACTCCTCGCCATCCCCATAAGGGTCTAGCTCTGCTCCATCTTGAGATTTTAAAGGAACTAAATCAAGAACCTGCATAGCTTGGAAATCTAAACCTTTAAATGTTCCAAACTTATTATCAGTTTCCCACTCGTTGTATTGAACTTTTACACTAGAGCCATTACCCACGACATCATCCATGAGATTTTTCTCTTTATCAAAAAGTTTAGGTGCAGTTCTGACCATGCCATTTGGACCATTCACTTTTCTTTTAATTGTTAAAGCTCTCCCAACAGATGTTGGAGTTCCTTGCTCATCTTTAATAGATAAGTCTTTTATTCTAAACCCACGAGCTTCAAAATCATTTGCAACTTCATCAGCTACTACTAAGTCTACTGTATATACAGGTTCAAAAGTAGTATTTGGTGTAGTTACTGAAGCCCAGTAAGCTTTTCCTTCTAATACTGCCATAAATTACCTCCTTTGGCGTTGTTATTGTGTTGCATTATACAACAAGTTGTCATCAATGTCAAGTAAATTATCTAATTTATTTACATCAATATCATCTAGCATTTCTACTAGAAACTTATCCCCAATTTTTTCAACAGTATGGGGTATATCTATATCATGTTTTGATTTTAAATAATCAACATAGATATTAAATTCTTTATATTCTTTTCGTGTTAGTGTAGCTTTCATGCAACCTCCAATGTCCACCATTCTGGTTTAGCTCTACCTTTTTCCCATTTAGCATAGTGTTTTTCATGGGTACAATAATCTCTATAAGCTTTTATAGGGTCATCATTTTTGTACTCATGGGGCATAGCCTGTGCAGGTGGTGTCATAGCTCCTTGTTTTATGTTCTTAGGGAATTGCATTAAAGGTTTAGCTAACTTAATAATACTTGCATGTTCTTTACCATATCTATAAGTGTATTCCATACCCAGTGCTAAGAAATGAGCATATAACCATGAATAATTTTGACTACATTCCCTTGCCCATACTGTACATGGGTGATTCCAGTAAGCTCTTTTATATAAACCTACCTCATCAGCATACTCATCGCCATCTAATTCTCTATGTGCTGTGCATAGCATCTGTGCTGTTTCTAGTGGCATCTTCACTAGCATCTTATCTGGTTGTGCTTCTGCTGAAGCTACTGGACTATCGTAAAAATAAAATATATTCATGTTACCTCCATACAATTTTTAAAAGCATCTGATTTGTTATGTAAAAATATATCACATTGTTCAAACTTATCTTGGTAATCTCTCATATCTTCTTCCTTTATTTCTATAGTAGAACATGCATTAATAATTAACATCAAACAAATTAATACACCTATAATAGATATGTTTACTAAATCATCATGCCTCATAATACCCTATCCTCCACTAATTTAATTACTTGTTCTTCATTATACCATAAACCTGAATAAGTTTCAAGTGTTCCATTTCTCCATGAAACATAGTATCTTTTATAGCCAAACATCTTATCATAAAATATACTATAACAACCATGTGATTTAATTAATACTCTCATCTTCCTTGACCTCTATATGCTTTATAACTTCTGCGTTTATTTTTATTCATGTGAGCTGTTGATATTTTAACACCCCTAGAACGACCTCCTGTGCCTTGTGATGTGACTTTTTTAACATGCTCTATAGTTTGTATTGTCTTACCTCTTACTGCCATTATGCACTCCCATGTTCATACAAATTCTCTGCGATAAAGAATAGTATTTCTCCTCTATCATCATCTTCATGCAAACCATAAACTCTAGATACAGTTTGTATATCTGCTTCAAGCATACCTTGTTGGTCTAGTTCTTCTACTTCTTGCATTATCTTTTCAAATTCTTTTTCATTGTGTTGGTTGCTCATCATAATCTCCTCTAATAAATTTTCTTAATATTCTAATTGCATGGATAACATCTAGTTCCATAATGTCTATCCATTCTTCACGACTCTCACTATAATAACTCATGTTAGAGTACATGTCAACAGGTATTTTATTACCTAATATTTTTTGTATTTTTAATGCTTGTTTAAGTTTCATATTATCTCCTTATATTATACATGAATGACAAAGCCTGACATATCATGTCTAGCTTTACCCTTTGCTTTTAGACCAACAATAACATTGTCTTTGTCTAAAAATCTTAAATCACTTTCATCTCCATTGACTACCTCTCTACCTTTAAAATATATAGGAAAAGCACCATTGAATACTACTGCTATGTTGTATGCAATCTTATCATACCATGCTGTATATTTTGGATTAGCCTCCGAGTATGACCATGTCAAGTGATAGTTTTTAATATGAGATACTTTTCTTGTAGGTATCTTGGTGTAGTCATAGAACTGCACATCTGGAAAGTGTTCAAACATATTCTTATCTTTGTATAGTTTGTGTTCCCATTGTATATCACTTGTACCATTCAATCTTACAGCAGGTTTTTTACCTTTGTTATAACAATAATTACAAAACTTTGTAATCTCTGTGTGCAATAGCTCCATGAAATAATCATAGTGATTTAAATACATATCAGTCCTACGCTGTCTAGCATCTTGTATTCTATTGGTACTTTCGCCCTTCTTAAATATACCACCACGCCCTGCTGTATTTAAACACGCAGTCTTACAAGATGCTATGTCTTGAAATGGACATATCTTTGTATTGATAGGTCTAAAGTGCATTACACAACTGATAAAAGTATCATCTACATCTTTACCTTTTAATATTTTTGGATTGTTCGTTGTTAATAATTGATAAGCCATATCATACCTCCTTGTTTAATCCACCTATCAAAGCTTTTACAACAGCTTTCATATCTTTTAAAGTCTTTACTTCTTCATCAATATACTTGATGATATCTCCATGATTACCTTCAGGATATTTAGAAAGACATCCACTATCTTTTTTTCCATTATCAATGGTAAGTCTAAATATATCTCCATTATATTTTGTAGCATTTTCTAATCTATCATCAAGTTCTTCGTTTACTTCTTCTCTTATATCTATATAAGGCATTATTCATCTCCCTCGTAGCTTTCATGTAATGTAGCTTCATGACTATGTTCTATCTCATAAAATCTATGAAACATTCTATCTTCATCATGATTAGCTATGTGTTGGTTTTCATCTGACCTCGCATATCTTTCAGCTTCAAATTTACTTGAAGCATCTACATCTATAATAGCTTCGTAGTGTCTAACTACTCTTACTCTCCAAACTCCTTCGTGTCTTATATTTTCTCCACTCATATTTACCCCCAATGTATTGATGTTAATGTATCTAATTTCTTTTGATGTGCTGTAGAAATATCTACTCGTTCTGGCATATCATTGTCATATAATACATATTCTATTTCACTAACATAAACGCTACCCATATCTGCAAAGTATCCATCTTTTTCTTCTATGTGTACCATTCTAGTTATACCCTTCATGTTGTCCATGATTTTAGCAAATCTAGGTTGATTTGAAATCATAGGTATAGGTGTTAGCTGTACTCTCATACCTTTTCTTAAATCATTATGTGTCATATTATTCTCCTGTAAATTGATTAGCAATACTTGAAATAATTTCAGGCAATCTTTCTTGCCAATCATTTGAAAGTAAAGCTATTGCAAGTTTTCTTTCAATGTTTTGTCTAATTTCCCACTCATTAACAGACCATTTAATATTATCGTTATAGTCTTTGTTGAGTTTAAAAAGCGTATCAGAACTTAAAGAATTATTAAAGTTTTGAATAGCTTGTTCCATTTGTTCTGTAATATTTCTTCTTTCTCTATAAAGTATTCTTTCTTCTTCTTGAATACTTTCTACTTTAGATTGTAGCTTACGAATATTTTTAAGCTCTTTGCTACTTTTTTCCATAGCTTGTTGTTCTTTAGAATTACTAGCGTTAATAGTATCTAATATCTCTCTAGCTATTGCTTCTTGTTCAAATTTTCTCATCTGTGTCATAATATATCTCCATATAATTTAGTTAATAAAAGTGGCAGTTTTTTAAGCAGGTCTGCCAACTTCTATCAGCTATAGCTTCTTTAAAGTCATACTCCTGATTGCTGATGACTATGTGCTTCAAAACATAGGAATAAAGCACATATATTTTCTACCAAAGTTTACTACTCTACCCATAGAAGTTCTATAAGTTCCAAACTTATTAAAACCTCTAGTTTTAGTAGCTACTCTAAACTTTAATCCAAATAGATTAAAGTGATAAAAGATTTTGTTATTACTTTGACTATCTCTAAATATCTTTATCATAATATCCTCTTAGTTAGTTGGTTGATGTTGCACATTGTACTCGATAACGAACTCGTTGTCAAGCCAAACACATGCACATATAGTTTATAATATAATTTCTTTTTCTTTTAACACAGCAAAAGGACTATTATATAATTTTGTAATTTGACATCTATTATCAAATTTTTTCTTTTGTTTTTTACAAATATCTTCTGCAATTTGTTTAGCTTTATCATCACTATCACACCAAATATTTAGTGATAGTTCTACTCTATATCTATCCATAGTTTATTTACTCTTTGTTTTTAATGGCTTTAAATCATACCAATGATAATCATTTTCTGGAATAACACTTGCATTATCCCAATCGTGATATAATTTTTCTACGATAAAATATTTATTACAATCTTTACATTCAAAGATATCATAATCACTATCGCCTTCGCACTCATCAATGTGCCATACATTATTATGTTTACAATTTTTCATAGTTTACTCCTCTAAATCTATTTCATAGTTTTTTATATCATCAAATTCTATTTGTTTAAAGAATTTAATTGTTGCTTCTGTTTCACTATCAGCAAATATAACATTAATAAATATTTCAAAATCACTATTTACCCATGTAAAAGTATATTTAGTTTGTGTATCTTCTTCAAGACTATAATCTTTATTCATAATTTTCTCCTATATTTTTAATATTTTCCAAACAGTTCCTTGCTCCATAGTATTATCATTAAGATAATCTTTTGAAGAAGATATTTTAACCCACCCAAATCTATTTTGATATATCATAGTCCTTTCTTCTTTGTGATTAAATGCTTCTCTAAATTTATAACCCTCTGATTTAAGGTATCTTTTAGCCTTATCAAGACTATTAAACTTTATTGGTTTTATTATTGTTTTACTAATAATATTTAGTAATTCTAATTTATTGTTATTCTGTTTCTTCATAATTCCTTTTAGTTAGTTGTTGAACTTGTTAGGCATTGTACTCGATAACGAACTCGTTGTCAAGTCAAACGCACATGTGTAAATTATTTATATATCTAATGAACTATTTTTAAATCTGGTTTCTTACTATCAAAATCATAGGATTCATCAAGTCTTTTATCAGTATCTTTATCTAGTAAATCCATAATTATATCTACTAAATCATCTCTTGATAATTTATTATAAAGTAAATAATCTGTTTTTTCAAATGCTTCTTCTTTACTTTTACTAGACTCTATGATATACTTAAGAGTTTCTAGTAGTTTTTCTTTTGTCCATTCCATTGTTATATCTCCATATAATTAAAGCTGTCAAGACTATCAAGACTTTCATAAGTTTCTTGTTCACTACAATACTTTTGAATATCTATATTATCTAGTTCAGTCAAGTCATCAACATTAACAATATTATTGCTAATCTCTATTTCTTGTTCTTCTAGTTCGTTCCATATTTTATCTATTTCTTTTCTACAATTATCTAACTCTTGTTGATATTTGTCGTTAAACAATTTGTTTTTTAAATTACTCATATTATCTCCTTGAACGATTAGTTCGGTTGTTGAGTTGACTGCATCTTAATTCAAGTTGATGCCATTGTCAACACAAACGCACATGTAAATTGTTTACGACTATGTAAATTTTTACACGCAATCTTTGTGTATAGCCCATATTTAGCCACGCAATCCTCATATATGCCCTATATTTACACAAAAAATATGGTCGGGAAAAAGATTTGACAATGGATTTTGATTTGATATGATGTTTTCAGAAATTGAGCAATAGGTTGCTTGATAAAATACTTAAACATAGGAAAAAATATGACACAATTAAGTAAAACCCTAACCGATTTTTTAGAATCTAATCCAAAAGTATTAGAAGAACTAGGAAGTCAAATATTAACCCAAAAGAAAACAGCAAAAACTTCTAAAGAATTTACTGTTAAAGATGAAAACGCTGTTGCTTATCCTAGTATGATAAGAAGAATTGCAATGACTTTCTTAAAACATACTGAGAATAATAAAAAGCCTCTTCCAAAAGAGATAAACTATTATACTATTGTTGGTCATTTTACAGCTAGATTGAATGATAAAAATAAGCCTTTAACACAAGGGCAAGTTTCTAAAATTTTATCGGCTAAAAGTCTTCCAACAAGTGATATAAAAGGCATGATAGCTTATAAAAAATTAAAAGCATTAGAGGTTTAATTATGGAAATATTAATCTTACCTTTGTTAATGTTTTTAATGGCTATGGGGATTATGTATCTCGGAAGTTAAAAGACTTAACAAAAT